ATCGAGAAGCCGCACCGCAAGGGAATGATGGGTTATCGGTTCATCAAGTGGTGCGATGAACAATTAAAGGGGGAGGGGGTAAAAATGGTTTTTCATCACGTACCCCATACCTACGATTTTTCTAACTTACTCAAACGCCTTAACTACGAATTAGTCGATTTCGTATACGGCAGAAGGCTTGCGTAATGGGAAGCTCCACAAAGGTAACTGCCCCCTCTACCTCATCCGCCGAGCCATCCACGCCTAGCGCGTCTTCGGTTCGCGGCATCGCGGTGCCAGGTATCGGAGGCAAAAAGCTAGAGGTGGCCAAACGAACCCCAACGCCACAAGAGCAAAGGGTTATCGATCAAAACACGGAGAAGATCAAAAAAGAGGCCCCGTTGTGGAACGATCCTAATTGGGTGGCTCAAAAAAACCTTTTAGATCAGATGAAAATTCAAAGCGCCAAAGAGAACGCGAAGAATAAGCAAATCACCGAAGAATTTAAGCCCAAGCAAAGAAACAAGGCGACCAAAGCTCAAGAGGATGCAGCGGGTAGAGTTCCGCTTTTGGGTGGCCCCTCTTCTTTCCAAGGCTTTCAACGCAAAACACTTTTGGGGCAATAATGGAACTTACCCTTCGCCAAGAGTTGAACCTCTTAAAAGCTCAGTTAGATTCTGAGTTCTCTTCGTTTAAGCCCCACTACCAAGACTTAGGCGATTACTTCTTGCCCCGCCGCGCGGAGTTCCAAGTCACCGACACAAACCGCGGGGATCGTAGAAATCAAAAGATTTTTGACACAACGCCGCTCTTTTCGGTTCGCACGCTCCAATCGGGACTTATGAGCGGCATCACTTCTCCCGCGCGCCCGTGGTTTACGCTCACGGTTTCAAAGAAGGAACTAAAAGAATTTGGCCCGGTGAAGCGCTGGCTTAGTGACGTGACCGATCTTATGCGGTCAGTTTTCTTGCGCTCCAATCTTTATAACGCCCTTCCCATCGCCTTTGGGGACTTAGGCGTTTTTGGCGTGAGTTGTATCTTAATGGCCGAAGACTTCGAAGAAGTGGTGAGGTTTTACCCTCAACCTATCGGAAGTTACCGTTTGGCTAATAGCGCGAGACTCGGGGTTGATACCTATTACCGAGAGTTTAGAAAGACCGTTCGCCAATTGGTTGAAGAGTACGCAGACCGCAAAAACGGCAAAATCGTTTGGGATAACTTCTCCGAGCACGTGCGTCGTCTTTACGAGAATAAGCATTTTGAAACGTGGATTGATGTGGGCCACGTGATTCGCCCTAATCGGAACTTCGACCCAAGTAAGCTTAATTCTAAGTTCAAGCGCTTTGAGAGTATCACGTTTGAAACGGGCGGATCGGGCTTAGCCAGTAATTACCTCTCAGGTGAGAAGGAAACTTTCTTACGCCAATCGGGGTTTGATTTCTTTACCCCGCTTTGTCCGCGATGGCAGACCAACGGCGAGAGCGTCTATGGCACTGACTGCCCCGGCATGATTGCCCTTCCCGACAATAAGCAATTGCAGCTTGGGGAGAAGAAGGTCTTAAAGGCCATTGATAAAAGTATCGATCCTCCGATGAAAGGCCCGACACACTTACGCCAAGTAAAGCACTCGATTTTACCGGGGGATATGACCTACACGGATGAGCGCGGGGATCAGGGCGGTTACCGGCCGGTTCATGAAATCAATTTCCGCTTTGCTGAGATTGAGAACAAGCAAGCGCAAGTCAGAAACCGTATCCAACGCGCTTTCTTTGAAGACCTATTTCTCATGCTGGCCGCTAGTGACCGGCGCAACATTACAGCTAGAGAAGTTGAAGAGCGGCACGAAGAAAAGCTTTTAGCTTTGGGGCCTGTGCTTGAGCAATTAAACCAAGACTTACTTGATCCGCTTATTTCCAACACGTTCCAAATCATGTTGCGTCAGGGGATTGTGCCGACGCCGCCCGAAGAACTCCAAGGCGTGCCACTTAAGATTGAGTACATTTCCATCATGGCCCAGGCGCAAAAGCTTGTGGGCATCTCGTCGATGGAACGCTTCATGACTTACGTCACCACGACCGCGGCCAATACTCAAAACCCGAGCCTCTTGGATAAAGTCGATACCGACCAATTCATTGATGAGTACGGGGATTCGCTAGGGGTGCCGCCTAAAATGATTCGCAGTGACGATGAAGTCGAAGCGATTCGGGCGCAACGAGAAGAAGCTATGCGCCAACAACGTGCCCAAGAGGCAATCCCGGCAATGGCGGGAGCGGCTAAGTCTCTTGCTGGCGCGGACATGGAAGGCGACAACGCGCTCACGCGATTAATCGATGAGGCTAATTCCGGGAGCTTGGTTCAAGGCGCATGAAAAAGGCATTGGTTGGAAACGCAGCGGATCCGCAACAAGTTAAAGATGCGGCATTAAAGGAACGGCTAAACCTTCGGGACGAAGCCAAAGACTTAAGAGACATTCTCGAAATGCCGCAAGGACGCAGATTTATTTGGAAGCTTTTAGAAAAGACGCGGGTCTTTTCGGCCGGATTTTTAGAACCAAACCTTCTTACGTTTCGAGAAGGTGAGCGCAATGTCGGGGTCTTTTTGCTGGGTGAAATTCAGAAAGCTAACCCTGACTCGCTTATTCAAATGATGAAAGAGGCAAACGATGAATGAAGAAGTAACCACGCCTAGCACTGAAGAGGCTAGCCCTGGTAGAACGCCACTACTAGGTGAAGAGGCCCCAAAAGAAGGGCAAAAAGTAGAGGCGACGGCCCCTAAAGAGGGGGAAAAGCCCAAAGAAGGCGAAGCTCCAAAAGAGGGGGTGAAGCCCGAAACGCCAAAAGCTCCGATTAAGTATGAGCTAAAGCTTCCTGAAAAATCAGTTTTAGACGCGAGCCACCTAGAGAAAGTAGCGGCCTTTGCTCAGGCGCGAGGATTCTCCCAAGAGGATGCGCAAGCGTTGGTAAACAGCAACCACGAGTTAGCAGCTCAAGCGGTCGCTGATTACGCAAAGTCACACGAACCTAATGGCAAGGAATGGAATCGTCTTTATGACGAGTACCAAGACTTGGCGATGAAAGATAAAGAGATCGGTGGAAGCATCGAGAACTTGAAAAAGCACGCCGAGCTTGCGCGACGAGTTATTGAGCGGTTCGATACCGAAGGGCAATTGCATTCGATGATGAATACAAGCCCGATTGGTAACCATCCCGCAGTCATTAAGGCGCTTGCTAAGATCGGTAAGGCCATGAGCGATGACTCTTTTGTGGGGTGAAAAACAACCCAAGACGAAATCCATCGCTGATAAGCTTTACGGGGACGAGCAACAATGAGCCAGCTAAACCCGTCGACGGTAAAGCTTTACGAGACAATTCTTCGTCACGTGAAGGGAATTATTTCGGCGTGTGAGGTATGGCTTAGAGAGAAAAAAGAAATAAACTAAAATAAAACCACTACCAGTAGCTCGCCCGTCCTAGCCCGGCTTTTAAGCCCGCCTAACGACATTTGAAGCCACCTAATGGTCAACCACTAGGAGTTTCAAATGGCCGCAATTGGCTCAAGCGTTACCACGCTTTTAGACGTAGCAAAAATGACCGATCCCGATGGCAAGGCCGCTGCCGTTGCCGAGCTTCTTTCCCAAAGCAACGAAGTGTTGCTTGATATGGATTGGAAAGAAGGAAACCTTCCCACGGGCCACCGTACCACGGTGCGCACTGGGCTTCCGACCGTCGCATGGCGCTTGTTGAATCAAGGCGTGTCTGGCTCAAAAAGCACGACCGCTCAAATCGACGAGCAATGCGGTATGCTGGAAGCTTGGTCCGAAGTCGATAAAGACTTGGCTGAACTCAATGGCAATACCCAAGCCTTCCGCTTGCAAGAAGCGGCGGCTTTCGTTGAAGCCATGAACCAAGAGTTCGTCCAAACTCTTTTCTACGGCAACACTTCGGCTAGCCCCGAAGAATTCACTGGCCTTTCGATTCGCTATTCGGCGACTTCGGCGGCCAATGGCCAAAACATCATCAAAGCAGGCGGTGCCGGATCGGACAATTCGTCCATGTGGCTCATTTGCTGGGGTGCCAACACCTTGCACGGTATCTACCCCAAAGGGTCGAAAGCCGGGCTCATCCACGAAAACCTTGGGCTTGTGACCACGCAAGACGCGACCGGCATCGGTGGCGCGAAATTGCGCGTGTACCAAGACCACTGGCAATGGAAGTGCGGTATTGCTCTTCGTGACTGGCGCTTTGCCGTCCGTATTTGCAACATCGACATTTCTAACTTGGTAGCCAAGTCTTCGGCGGCGGATCTCGTCGACAAGATGATCATGGCCATGCACCGCATTCCTTCTTTGGGAATGGGTAAATGCGCCTTCTACGCTAACCGCACCGTAAAACAAATGCTGGATATCCAACGCCGCGACGACGTGGCCGCGGCTGGCATGACCTACGCGGATGTCGACGGCAAACCCGTCATGAGCTTCCGCGGAGTGCCGGTGCGCACGGTGGATCAATTGCTCGAAACCGAATCGGCGGTTTCGTAATTGGTTATTGGCTAAAACAACAAACCCTTTGGGAGAAAAAAGAATATGATTCTTGATTCACAAATGAAACTAAGCGCCGCGCAAGCCTTCACGGCTACCGCGGTAACCACTAACGCATACGACACGGCCGCTGCCGGTAACGACGTCACGATTGGGGAACCTCTCGTGATGGTTGTGAAAGTGACGACCGCGGCGGATTCGACCACGGGCGATGAAACCTATTCTTTCGACGTGATTGAATCGGCTTCGTCGAACTTAGGATCGGCCAACGTTCTTGCCCGTCGCACCATTGCGGCGTCGGCTTTGACGGCGTCCAGTATCCACTACGTGCCGGTGCCTCAAGGTGCCAAAACGTTGCGGTATTTGGGTGGACAAGCGACCTTGGGCGGAACTACCCCCAGCGTCACTTGCGACATCTACTTCCAGCCCGCGAGCATGATCCAAAACTACAAAGCTTACGCGGACGGATACACCATTTCGTAATTTAACTCTTAAGGGGTGGGGCAATGCCTCACCTCTTAACACTTAAACCATAGAAGGAACCATGAAAGTAAAAGCGTTAAAGACCGGGTACTACAATCACAAGCGACAAAAGCCAGGCTCTATCTTTGAATTAGAGCCCTACGAAGTCGTAGACGAAAAAGGCAAAGAAAAGACCGTAAGCGTTGAAGAGCAATTCTCTCCGCGCTGGATGGTTAAAGTCGTGACCAAGAAATTCATCGAAGTCGATGAAGAAGTTCACGATGACGGTGAGCCCGAAGCTCAAGAAGGAAAAAAGGGTAAGGGTAAAAAGAAATCGACCGGGGATGAAGAAGTAATCTGATTTAAAGGGGGCCATAGATGGCATCGAGCAAAACCGAAATCGCTAATATGGCCCTCTTTCACTTAGGGGTTGGGTCAACCATCCAAGACCTAGAGACTGAGAATTCCCAGGAAGCCAGGGCATGTCGGCTTTTTTACGATCAAGCCAGAAAAGAAATCTTACGCCTTTCGCCATTTCCCTTTGCGACTAAGCGCATTGAGCTTTCTTTAATCACCGATTACGAGGATGACGATCATCCCACGACCGAGTGGAATTATCAGTACCAATACCCTTCCAATTGCCTATTCTTTAGGCGCATTCTCTCAGGCCAAGCCATCGATAATAATTCGACCAAAATCGACTACAAAATTGAGTACGGCACTTCAGGGGCCATCATCTTTACCGATCAAGCTGAGGCCGAATGCGAATACACTTTCGACGTTGAAGAAGTGGCGAGGTTTCAACCTGACTTTGCTCAAGCCCTAGCTTTTAGACTTGCGGCCTACATTGCCCCCACGGTGTGCGGTGGCGATCCGTTTAAGATGAGCGATAGGGCGCTAAAGTTCTATAACCTATCCCACTCTATCGCCGCATCGACCGCATTTAACGAAGAGTACAATAACCGCGAACAAGCTTCGGACTTAGAGAGGGTAAGAAATTGAGTATCTACTCTCAACTTTCTTTGGCCGGTGGCGAAATTGATCCGGCACTCCACGCGAGAGTCGATCAGGCCAAATACTCCACTGGCTTAAAGACCTTAAGAAATTTCTACGTCCAACGTGGCGGGGGAGCTTCTAATCGCGCGGGCACCGAGTTTATTTCTGAAGTAAAAGACTCTTCAAATCCAGTAAGGCTTATCCCCTTTATTGGCGGGGCTTCGGCAGTGGTGGCGACCGCTACAACCACTAGAAACTACGTCTTCGAATTTGGCGATGGCTACATGCGTCCTTACTACAATGGCGCCCCGGTATTGGGCGCTCAAAAAGTAGTAAGCGCCGTAGATACTTCGGCCACCATTGAAATCACTACCGCCACAAACCACGTCTACACCACGGGCGATGAGGTCGTATTTGAAGGCGGCCCAAGCGCATCGTTCCGCGCGTCGCGTTTTAAAATCACAGTCACTTCAACCACGAAATTTACCCTTCAATACTTAGACGGGACAAACGTCGTTGCCGCCGATTTCACCGACGTTGTGGGTTCGTGGTCGGGGCTAATCGCAAGAGAAGTCATTACCGTCGCAACAACCATCACGACCGAAATGCTTCCGTACCTTCGATTCGCTCAAAGCGGGGCGACTCTTTACGTCCAGCATCCAAGCCTTGCCCCGTCTTACATTGATATCGTGAGCGACATCGCCGGAGTGGGTTACACGTGGGGCGTCAGTATCACTGACTTAAGCTCACTTACTTTTTCAGGCACCAACCCTTTCGCATCCAATAAGCCCACGACCGTGGCGCTAGCTCAGCAACGCCTGATCTATGGAAACTTGGTGGGCGATAGCGCATCATTCTTGGGATCTTTGCTTGGGAACTTACCCAATTCAGTCATTACCGCTGACTTTGCGGCAGCTAGCACAAATGACAATGAGCCATACGATCACACGATGGCGGGTAATCAGACCCAAGTCATTCAACACATTATCGACTTAAACAATCTCGTCATCTTTACCAAGACCGGCGAATGGGTGGCGGGTGGCGATTCAAACGGGGTTGTAACCCCCACGGCCGTAAGTCTAAAGCAACATAGCTACAACGGCGCTAACCACATTCAACCCATAATCGTTGATAACACCGCTCTCTTTGTACAAGCGGCGGGCTCAATTATCCGCGACTTAGTTTATAGCGATTCAACAAGCGGACTTCGGGGAAGTGACCTCACGATTTTTGCTAGCCACCTTTTTGATAAATACACCGTTGTTGATTGGGCTTACCAAAAAACACCAAACCCAATCATTTGGGTCGTAAGAAGTGACGGTGCGCTACTTGGGCTCACCTACGTAAGAGAGCAACAAATTCTTGCGTGGCATCGGCATGACTCCGATGGGTTTTTTGAATCGGTGTGCTCAATCCCTGAAGGCGACAAGTCAGAGGTTTACTTTTGTGTCAGGCGCACGATTAATGGCGAGACCAAGCGCTACATCGAGAAATTCTCAGATAGAAAAATCGATGACATCAAAGACATTAAGCTCATGGACTCGTCCTTGACCTACGACGGTCGGATGCGCGGGGCTAATCAGTTTGTGATTTTATCGACCGCCATCACTAAAGCTAATCCCGCGGTTGTTACCTACTCAGGATCGGATCCAAGTAACGGGGACGAAGTGGTTTTCTACGATGTGGCGGGGATGACCGAATTGAACGCGAACACCTACAAGGTGGCTAACGTAAATACGGGAGCTAAGACCTTTGAGCTTCAAGACACGGACGGCAATAATTTAGACTCTACTGGTTTCACCGCCTATTCAGTCGGGACTTTCGGAACCATTACCCAAACGTGGAACTACACCACAATGACGCTTTCGGGCGGCACCACGTGGGGCTACCAAGAGACCCTGACCCTTACGGCAAGCTCAACGGTCTTTGACTCCAATGAAGTGGGCAACGAAATTCACCTTATCCAAGACGGTGAAATCATCCGCTTCACGATTGATGGCTATACTTCTGGCAACGTCGTCACAGGGCGCGCTCACAAGACCGTGCCCGTAGCGATGCGAAGTGTTGCTATCTCAGAATGGGTCCGCGCGGTAGACGTACTTCAGGGGCTGAACCACTTAGAGGGTAAAGAGGTTTCCGTTTTCGCTGACGGTTTCGTGGTCGCAAATCCCAATAACTCGGCCTACGAGGTTATTACCGTGACCGATGGGCAAATCACGCTACCTAAGTGTTATGGCGTGATTCACGTGGGGCTACCCTACATTTCCGATATCGAAACCTTAGATATCGATACGCCAAACGGCGAAGGGATTGCCGATAAGAAGGTGCTCATCAATGAAGTCACCGCTCAGTGTGTAGAGTCTCGAAGCTTCTTCATTGGCCCCAAGCCACCGTCTGATGACGATGCCGATCCGTTAGAAAAAATGACTCAAGTCAAAATCCGAGAGAACGAAGGCTATGACGAGCCTAACGATTTAGTGACTGGTAAGGTGAAACTTAAAATCCAAGGCCAATGGAATTCCAACGGCCGGATTTTTATTAGAAACATCGATCCGGTGCCGGTGACGATAGCGGCGATTTATCCCACCGGCATGATTCCATTTAAGGGGTAACTATGGGTGCAGCGGCTTTACCAATTATGGCCATTGGCGGAATAGTCCAGGCGGGCTCTTCGCTTTTCTCAGGCATTGCCCAAAGCAATGCGCTTGAGGCCCAAGCGGAATTCCAAGCCAGACAAATGGAAATGAATTCACAAATTGCAAACGTCAAAGCCGATGAGGCTATTTCTCGGGGCGACAGGGAAGCTAAAGACGTTTTGCGAATGGGCGAAAAGATAAAAGGCCAACAACGAGCGGGCTACGCTGGCCAAGGCGTAAAGGTCGATTCAGGATCTGCGGATTACGTCCAGCAAGAGACCGATATGTTTTCAAAGCTCGATGCCGAAACCGTAAAGAATAACGCATGGCGAGAGGCGTGGGGCTATAAAGTTGAAGCGCTTAACAACACGCAGACCGCACAATTCACGCGCCAAGCAGGCAGAAATGCGTCCAGAAATACACTCATCGCAAGCGGGCTAAACGCCGGTGGCTCGCTCATTAAAACCTACGGTGACTATTACAAAGCTACTACTTAAGGTGAACATATGCCGCCTACCGTTCCGGTTTACGACAGACAAAGAGTAAATCAACAAGGGTTACCCAACGCCCGATTCAACGTCGATACGTCGCTTGAGTCTTTTGGGGGCGGGCAGAGTGTAAACCAAGTCGCGCACGCCGC